CAGCCATTTCGGGGGAATTAGGCTTCGGAGTTATTAGACTCAACGGACAAGGTGAAGATGCGCGAGAGTATGCCGCCATCATCCGTTTAGAGGATCTCTTACCATTACTCCAACTTAAATATGGTCACATTACTAGCGAACCCACAGAAGCAGACATTGACCGCTGCGCAGCTTGTGGGTCTTACATGATACAGAGGTGCTTAACTTGCCAACCTACGATTACAAATGTGCCAGATGCAATCTTGGTCAAGAAGTCCAACACGGATGGGACAATCGACCAATGATCTTATGCGCTTATTGTAATGAACCTATGGTCAAGGCAATCAGTTCATCTGCTGTTCACTTTAAGGGTAAAGGCTTTTACAGCACAGACAAATAGTTATCCACAGAAGTTATCCACAGGGGGTAAATAAGTGAAGACACGCCCAAGATTACACATGGTAGTTGACAGTATCAGTATGCTACTTAGGCAGAGCCCTTCAGGGGCTCAACACGCGCCGCTGAAGCGGATAGCGCGTGGGGTGCTAATAGCATTAGTGGGATCTCTATGCTTATTGCCTGAAGCAGGTGGATCTAAACCAATGCAATATGTAAGCTATAAAGAATATGCGTTACATCTATTACATTATGACTATGAGCAATATAAATGCTTAGCAATGCTTTATGGTAAAGAAAGTGCTTGGAATCCTAAAGCTCGTAATGGATCACACTATGGAATACCACAGGGTAAGAGTGAGTGGCTAAGAGATCAAGATGGTTATACTCAGGTACGATGGGGCTTATCATATATTGAGCATCGATACTCAACACCATGCAGGGCTTATGAGCATTGGAAGTTAATGAATTGGCACTAGATAAGTTAAACAGCAGACGCTACCGCGAACAGCGAGAGCGTGTGTTTATGCGTGATGGTAGAGCTTGTCAGTTGTGTGGCACAGATGAGGGTGAGATGCACATCGATCACATTATCCCACGCAAAGCAGGTGGAGATCATAGCCTTGATAATCTAAGGGTGTTATGCAAGTCATGTAACTTGCGTAAAGGTGCGCTCAATGATGGTGTTTTTTTAGCACGGACGGCTACCCCCCCTGTATTTTCTGACTATATCTCCCCGATGCAGTCCGAACCGATGCTGGACAGTCCCTTTAAGACCCGACCCAGTCCAGATCAATGACAACTAAGCCCAGAAAGTCCAAAGCCCTACGAGGGGCAACCAAACCACGGCTTCACAGTCCACTATTAAAGGGCGAAAACAAGCTGCAAGATGTAAAAGACCTGTGCGACATCGTAAAGATGCCTTTAATGCCATGGCAGGAATTCGTGTTGAAAGACATGCTTACTGTGGACAAAAAAGGCATGTGGATACGCAAGACAAACCTTATTCTGGTAGCACGACAGAATGGCAAGACGCATTTAGCCAGAATGCTGATACTGGCTCATTTGATTAAGTGGAATACCAATGTGCTTATCATGTCCTCTAACAGAAGCATGGCACTAGACACATTCAGACAAGTCACTCACCTATTGGAGACCAATGACCACCTTAAAGGATTCGTCAAACAAATCAGACACGCCAATGGCACGGAGTCTATTGAGATGCTCTCTGGAGCGCGCCTTGATGTCGTTGCAGCTACTAGAGATGGATCTCGCGGACGAAGTGTCAACGGGTTACTTTACATCGATGAAGTCCGAGAAATCACAGAAGATGGATTTCGAGCAGCAACTCCAACTACTAGAGCTCACCCAAATAGTCAAACGCTTCTTACCTCTAATGCTGGAGATGCGTTCTCAACTGTTCTCAACGACCTTAGAGAACGAGCCATCGACTACCCGCCAAAGTCCTTTGGCTTCTACGAATATTCAGCACCCCAATACTGCAAGATAACTGATCGCGATGCATGGGCTTTGGCTAACCCCTCTTTGGGATACACCATCACAGAAGAAGCGATTGAAGAAGCGATTGCTACTTCACCGATTGAAAACACGCGTACGGAAACTCTTTGTCAATGGATCGATTCGTTAAGCAGTCCGTGGCAACACGGAATCTTAGAAGAAACATCCGATAGCACCCTAGAAATGTCCATTGGGGCTTATACTGTATTCGGTTTTGATGTCAGTCCGTCACGCAGGAACGGATCATTGGTCGCAGGACAACTTCTTCCAGATGGGCGGATTGGCATCGGAATCTTGGAGACTTACAGCTCTCAGGTTGCCATTGATGAGCTAAAGATGGCGGCAAGTATAAAGGCTTGGTGTGACATCTATAAGCCGCGCCTAGTCTGCTTTGATAAGTACGCGACACAGACTATTGCAGATCGCTTGGCTAACGCTGGAGTTATGGTCGAGGATGTCTCAGGTCAGCAGTTCTACAAAGCCTGTGGAGACCTTGCAGAAGGACTTAATAACCATAGAGTTGTCCATAATGGTCAAGCAGAATTTATCCAGCAGATGAATAATTGCAGCGCAAAAGTGAACGACAGCGCATGGCGCATCATTAAGCGAAAATCGGCTGGAGATATCTCAGCACCTATTGGTCTTGCAATGGTCGTAAGCAAGTTGATGATCCCACAACCTAAGCCACAGATTTATACTTAGACACGCCCTAGCACATTGTCTAATTGCTTGACAAATGCTACACTTTCTGTCTATGGGTAAAATATTGCAAGCCTTTGGTCTAGAATCTAAGCCTTTACTAGAAGCACAGTCTGCACCACAGGTGCTTGGCGAGTATTCACCTTATGCAATGCCATTCCAGACTGCATACATTGGCAGAACAGAAGCGATGTCTGTCCCAGCTCTTATGCGTTGCCGCAATTTACTTGCTGGCACAATCGGTGCGATTCCTTTAGAGCTTTACAAAAAATCTACCAATGAAGAATTAGGTTCACCTGCTTGGTTAGAGCAACCTTCTTATTCACAACCACGATCAGTAACGATTGCATGGACTGTGGACTCGCTTCTACTATATGGGCAAGCCTTCTGGAAAGTCGTAGAAGTTTATCAAGAAGATGGACGCCCATCTCGCTTTGAGTGGATCGCTAACAACCGAGTAACAATTACTCTAGATAGCACTAATACTTTTGTTAGATCTTATGCAGTTGATGGCACAACATTACCGATGGACGGACTTGGATCTCTCGTTACATTCCAATCATTAAGTGATGGCATCTTAAACACCGGTGCTTCAACAATTCGCGCAGCCATCGATGTACAAAAGGCAGCAGCGATTGCAGCAGCAACTCCAATGGCAACTGGTTACATCAAGAACACAGGCGCAGATTTAGATCCTAAAGAAGTTTCAGGTTTACTTGCTGCATGGCGTACTGCTCGCAACAATCGCTCTACTGCATACCTAACATCTACTCTGGAGTATAACCCAGTATCATTTTCACCTAAAGACATGATGTATGGAGAAGCAATATTTAATCTTGCAACAGAGATTGCCCGTTTATGCAATGTACCTGCCTATTATGTATCAGCAGATCAAAACAACTCTATGACTTATGCGAATGTGCAAGATGAGCGCAAGCAATTCTTAACACTATCTTTACAGCCATTCATTACAGCGATTGAAGATCGCCTATCAATGGATGACATCACAGCCCGTGGGAATGTCGTTAAGTTCGATATTGATAAGAACTTCTTGCGTACTGATCCACTTCAAGAATTGGCAGTCATTGAAAAACTGCTAACGCTTAACCTTATTACTCCAGAGCAAGCGATGGAAATGACTGATCTAACACCTAACGGAAATAATGGTCTAGTATGAATCAAGTAATTACTTTCTCCGCTGATCTCACAGCAGATTCAGCAAGCCGCACAGTATCAGGCAAGATTGTGCCTCTTAATGTTGAGGCTGGATCGACAAACATGGGCAAGGTTATTTTTGCCTCTGGCTCAATCGAGATTGCAGATCCTAAGTCTGTAAAACTTCTCAGTCAGCACGATTCAAAAAAACCTTTGGGTCGCATGGTCTCATTTAGCGAGTCAGAAAATTCTATTGACGCTGTATTTTCTGTGAGTCGCTCACAGCGCGGCACAGAAGCACTTATCCTTGCAGAAGAAGGATTGCAATCAGGTTTGTCAATCGGGGCAGAAGTCCTAAAGTCAAAGATCAAGGACGGCGTAACTTATGTATCCGCTGCACGCTTGGTCGAAGTAAGTTTGGTAACGGAGCCAGCATTTAAGTCGGCTCAGGTCACCGATATTGCAGCAGAAGAATCTGCTGTGGAAGAAACAACCCAACCAACAGAAAGCGAGACAGCCATCGTGGAAGAAACCACTTCAGCAGTCGAAGCAACACCAGTTGAAGCACCAGCGGTCGAAGCTGCTCGCCCAACTGTATCAGCAGCATATTACACAAAGCCACGCATTGAAGTAACAGCGGCTAAGTATGCTGAAAACTCAATTCGCGCAGCTCTAGGTGATGAAGATGCTCGTCAATACCTACGCGCAGCAGCAGACACAACAGATAACGCTGGACTTGTTCCAACTCGTCAGTTGTCTGAAATCATCAACCCACTCGGAACAACAATCCGTCCATCAATCGATGCAATCTCTCGCGGAGTGCTTCCAGATGCAGGTATGACTTTCGAGATCCCACGCATCACACAGATGCCAACAGTTGCGATCGAGCCAGAAGGCGATGCTTTCAGCGACACAGATCAAAACTCTAACTTCTTATCTGTAACAGTACAGAAGTACGCAGGACAGCAGACATTCTCTGTTGAATTGCTAGATCGTACATCTCCAGCATTTTTCGATGAGCTAGTTCGCAACATGGCAGCAGCTTACGCAAAGGCAACTAACGCAGCAGTAAACGCAGCGTTGATCTCTGGCGCAACAACAGATGCAACAACAGTTGCAACATACCCAACAGCAGCAGAATTGCTAGGAATTGTTGCTCGCGGTTCAGCTTCTGTTTATGGAGCAACAGCAGGTCTTGCAAACCCATTTGCTCGCAACATGGTCGTTTCAACAGGTCAATGGTCAAACATCATGTCATTGAACGATGCAGGACGCCCAATCTACACAGCATCTCAGCCAATGAACGCAGGTGGAGCAGTTGCACCAACATCATTGACAGGTAATGTTGCAGGACTCAACCTATATGTTGATCCAACAAACGGCGGCGATGGCGATGGAACAATCCTTATCGTGAACCCAGATGCATACACATGGTACGAGTCACCAACATACCGCCTACGCGCAGAATCAACAGCTAACGGATCAGTTACAGTTGGTTACTACGGCTTCGGTGCTATTGCAACTAAGGTTGCAGCTGGCGCATTCAAGAACAACAAGGCGTAATAAACTCACTAAGTCGCTCTGGGGAGTAGTAGCCCTCTACTCCCCAGAGTCTTTAGAAAGGACATCATGGCACTTACAACAGTTGCAGAGTTACGCTCGACACTAGGCGTAGGCACATTGTATCCAGATGCAACCCTTCAGGAAGTGTGTGATGCGGCAGATGCCGTTCTAATCCCAATGTTATGGGCTCCAAAGTGGTTCACAGTTGCACACGAAAACACAGTAGGATCAGGCACTCTATATTTTAATGACAACATTCGCGAAACTTTTTATGTAGGTCAGAGCGTAACAATCGCTAACTCAGGCGGTTCATATAACGGCACTAAGACAATTACAGCCGTCAATGGCTTCTCAATCAGCGTGAATACTAATCACACTACTGCTCAGGGTTATCATCCGATTTATCCTTACGGATCTGTATCGACTACGACTTACACAGACTGGACAACCGATATGGCAGTCCAGCAAGCAGCTCTTATGATATCTGTTGAAATCTGGCAAGCGCGTACAGCCACCCTTTCAGGCAGTAACGCAGTCGATTTCCAGCCAAGCCCTTACCGAATGAGCGCACAGCTTCTCGCTAAGGTGCGAGGATTAATCGCTCACGCACTTGATCCGCGTTCGATGGTGGGCTGATGCCTGTTGCCGTCACTACTCTTAGAACCACTTTAGCAACTGCTCTAGTAGATAATGCCAAGTGGCAGACTTTTGCCTTTCCACCTGCAACAGTTCTTGCTAACTCTGTGATCGTGTCTCCAGATGATCCTTATCTGACACCGAGCAACAATCAGCACATCACTATTAGCCCAATGGCTAATTTTAAGATCATCATGACTGTGCCTTTGTTTGACAATGAAGGAAACCTTAACGGCATTGAGGATGTTATCTGCGGCGTGTTCGCTAAGCTCGCAGCATCATCTTTGACCTATAATGTAAGCGCAATAAGCGCACCAAGTATTCTCAATGTTGCAAGCGGGGAACTGCTCAGCTGCGAGATGTCCGTATCAATCCTAACGAGTTGGAGTTAAGCATGTCCGATTGGGAAAAAGAGAATGAAGCCTTTCTGATCAAGATCGGACAGGTTGTACCAACACCATCAAAGCCAGTAACTACTAAGAAGGACGAGGAATAATCTCATGGCTGTATTTCTAAATAACAATGTAGGTGTGAAGATTAACTCAGTCGATCTTTCAGACCATGTTACAGCAGTAACAATCAACCGCGTATTTGATGAGCTAGAAGTCACAGCAATGGGTGACAACTCTCATAAGTTCGTTAAGGGTCTAGAGTCATCAACTGTGACAATCGACTTCCTAAACGACACAGCATCAGCCAATGTATTGGCAACACTACAAGCCGCATGGGGTACAACTGTTACAGCAGTATTCTTGCAGACTAAGGGAACAGCAGTATCTGCTACAAACCCTCTGTACACAGTCTCATTGCTAGTAAATAACACAACAGACATTAATGGTGCTGTTGGCGATATTGGCACACAGTCAATCACATTTACTGCTAACTCAACAGTTGCAGTAGCATCAACAGGCACATTCTAAGAAACTAACAAAGGGGCAAACCATGGCAAAACTAAAGATAGTTCGTACGGATGGAAGCGTACTTGAAGGCGAGATCACCCCAGCGGTTGAATATAGCTTTGAAATGTACGCTAAAAAGGGCTTCCATAAGGCGTTTCGCGATGAAGAAAAGCAAAGCGATGTCTATTGGTTAGCATGGGAAATAACTCGCAGAGCAGGTGAATCTGTTAAGCCTTATGGGATCGACTTCATTGAAACGCTAAAGAGCGTGGAAGTGTTGGACTCTGACCCTTTAGCTTAAAGCGCGATCTTCCATTCACCTACCTTATTGCTAGGCTAAGCATTAGGTTGGGAATCGCGCCACAGCAGTTGTTGGATCTAGATAAGAATATGCTTGATGCACTTGTGCAAGGGCTTAAAGATGAAGCGAAAGAGGTGAGCGATGGCAACAGAAGTAGTAGGCGCACTCGCTCTTAAAAAAGCTTTGAACGCTTACGCTCCAGATCTAGCCAAAGAATTGACAAAAGAATTAGGCACAGTCTTGAAGCCCGTTGTCAATGAGGCAAGATCTTTCGTGCCTTTGGCATCGCCTATGTCTGGATGGCGCAAACGCGAAACATCCAAGGGCGGTCGCTTTCCTAAATATGATGCAGCTGAGATTCGCAGGGGCATTATCTATAAGACAACACCATCCAAGCCTAATAAGGCTGGCTTTGTTAATACTATTCGCATCCAGAATAAGTCTATGCAAGGTGCAATCTTTGAAACTGCTGGTCGAAAGAATGGACAGGGTCAAGACTGGGTCGGTCCAAAGGCAGGTGGAGCATCTAAAGGTGTTTCCCGTTCTCCCAATCCTTATGCTGGCAATCAGTTTATCTCTAACTTAGGGCAACTTTACGGCACAAAGCGCGGTGGAGATCATCGCATGATGGGTCGCTTAATCTTTAGAGCATGGGATAAGACTCAGGGTCGAGCCAATGCAGCAGTCTTTAAATCAATCGAAAACACAACAGCCAAATTCAATCGCCGCACAGCGATGGTAGATGTACGGAGAGCCGCATGAGTAATGTTGCAATTAATATCGCGGCAGAATTTAAAGGAAAGCCAGCATTTAAAAAGGCTGAAACAAGCATTGATCGCTTAGATCAGCGCACGAAGAATCTTGGTAAGACTTTAACTCGAACATTCGGCACAACAGCAGTTGTGGCTTTTGGTCGTGCATCTGTGCGAGCTTTTGCAGAAGATGACAAAGCAGCAACCTCTTTAGGTCAGACTCTTAAAAATCTCAATCTTGCTTATGGATCAAACATTGGCACAGTCAATGGCTTTATCTCTCGCCTTGAAATGCAAACAGGTGTGCTTGATGACGAGCTGCGTCCAGCAATGGATCGCTTACTTCGTGCAACAGGTGATGTAACTAAGTCTCAGGAATTGCTAGGACTTGCATTAGATATTGCGGCGGGCACAGGTCGATCCGTTACTCAGGTCTCACAAAGTCTCCAGAAGGCTTATCTAGGTCAGACACAGGCACTTGGTCGCTTAGGTGTAGGACTATCAAAAGCCGAACTAACATCTTCTTCATTCGAGGAAATTCAAGATCGCTTAGCAACACTATTCGCAGGACAAGCATCAGCGGCAGCAGAAACTTTCGCAGGTCAAATAGACAAGCTAACAATCGCTGCTAACAACGCCAAAGAGACTATTGGAAAAGGCTTGTTCGATGCCATCACAGCATTATCAGGTGGAAGCAGCACAGCTGGCATAGATAACATTAATAAGTTAGCCACAGGCATTGCTGACACTCTAAAGAATGTCGGTCTCTTGATTGGCAAGTTAGAAGATTTCAAGCCTGTACTTATTGCAGTTGGTGTTGTAGCGGCAGCAGCATTCTTGCCGATGACTACGGCAATCGCTGGGGCAATCTTTCTGTTGGGAACATTAAACAAGGCATTGGATAAGCAGTCTTTTGCTAAGGGCATCATTCCAAAGGGCATGGGCAATGTTTCCATGACTGTGTCTGGTCAAGTTGATAACGCTGCTCTAAAGACTCAGACTAAGATAACAAAGCTTTCTAAAGAGCAAGCAGCAGCGCAAGCTAAGATTCTTAAAGATAAGAGATTACAAGCAGCCATTGACAAGGCTAACCTTGCTCTTAACAAGGGCGGCGAAGTTTTTGACATGGACAAGATCCAGATTGCAGCAGCTTTAACTTCTCAGGCTGAGCAATTAGGCAAGGCAACTTCTACTGCACAACTCTTACAGATTGCTAACGATACTGCTCGCCTAAATGTCAAGAAGTCTATTCTTGCTCTGGAAGATGCAATCGCTGCTAAGGATGAAGCAGCGATCACAGCAGCAACTAAGAAACTTAATGAGGATCTAAAGGTCTTAGGGGTACTAGGTCAACAGAATGTAAAACTCATGGACATTAAGTCCATTCTTGACACATTATTACCAAAGGATTTAATTAACCTACAAAATCTTAAAGACGCTATTGCATTACTAGGACAGATCAAGATCCCTAGCATGACTGCATCTGTTGCACCTTCTAACGCATCAGTAGCCAAAGCATTGGAAAGTTTTAAGGGAACAGCAGCTAGTGCTTTTGAGTCATTGTCTGCTGCACAACAAGCTACGCTAGGGGGATATGAACCTTTTGTAGGTGCAAAAATTCCTACAACTGTGACTGACTCTGGCGGTTCTGGCGTGGGCTTAGGCTCTAACGGCACAGGGCGACAAGTGCCAGCAGGTGTGAACATTACTGTGAACACAGGCATCGGAGACCCTAACGCTATTGCAGAAGCAATCGATCAAGTCCTCACAGATGCAGCTACACGCGGCACATTGAGAGGCTACACAATCGCATGACATGGCTTCCAGAATGGCGAGTAACAGTAGGTGATGATGTCTATACGACTGTCACCTCTGTGTCGTTTGCATCTGGTCGCTTAGATATTGACAGACAATGCACAGCAGGTTACTGCCGAGTAGAGATCATTAACTCTAACAATGCACCCTTTACCATTAATGTCACCGAGCCAATCACCTTAGAACTAAAAAACGGCTCTGGCACTTATGTGACTGTATTCGGTGGTGAGGTCTCAGACTTTAACATCGGTGTGCGTAGTCCAGAGGAAAGCGGATACATCACCACAGGCACGATCTTAGGCATTGGCTCACTTGCTAAACTGGTGAAGGCTGTCTATAACACAGCCCTTGTTGAGGAATTAGACGGCGAACAGATCGCAGACATTCTGAACGCAGCTCTTAATCTCAACTGGAATGAGGTCACACTTACTGTTACATGGGATACATATCCAGCAACTACCACATGGGATGAGGCTGAGTCTTACATAGGCACTATTGACACAGGCTTCTACACAATGATTGCTTTGGCTGCTAATGCTTCTGCTAAGTCTCAGACCCTTGCTGATCAGATTGCCAATAGCGCACTCGGTCAGATCCATGAGGAAAAGGACGGGAATGTCTCATATGATGACGCAGACCATAGATCTAACGACCTTGCAGCAAATGGTTACACTTTCCTTGACGGCGCGTATGCAACACCTACCTCTATCACATCCACAACTCAAACTGCTCGCATCCGTAACAGCCTTATCTACCGCTACGCCACAGGATACGGCAGCACCTACACTACCTCTAGCGCGGACTCAATAGCCTCTTACGGGCTTTTTGAGCGTTCGTTCGACTCTAACATTAAGAACCTTGCAGACATCACCGATATCGCCACCAGAGAGCTTAATCTGCGAAGCGTACCAAAAGCCTCACTTGGAGCAATTACCTTCCGTCTAGATAACCCAGACATGCCAGATGCTATGCGCAATGCACTTATTGGGGTTTATTTCGGTCAGCCTATGCTAATCAGTAATCTACCTAGTAACTTGCTTGGTGGCACCTTCGATGGCTTTGTCGAGAATGTGGCACTTAGGGCAACGCCTAGTTTTACTGAGATCACCCTCTACATCTCAGCAACAGAATTCTCATTATCCACGACACAATGGGACACAGTCACACCTAGCACAATCACATGGGCAACCACAAATGGTACACTTATCTGGAACAACGCGACAGGAGCATTAAACTAAATGGCAACAAGTCCTAATTTTGGGTGGCTAGAACCCGATAACACAGATCTAGTAAAAAATGGCGCGCTTGCTATTCGTACATTAGGCAACGCCATTGATGCTTCTTTGGTCGATTTAAAGGGTGGCACTACTGGTCAAGTCCTATCTAAGGCAACTAACACAGACATGGACTTTACATGGGTTGCACAGGATGACTCAAATGCAATCCAGAATGCAATCGTTGATGCTAAGGGCGATCTAATTGCGGCGAGTGCAAACGACACCCCTGCCCGCTTAGCAGTTGGCGCAAATAATCTTTATCTCGTAGCAGACTCAACGGCAGCAACTGGCTTGAAGTATGAAGGTGCAATTACTTCTTGGACACCATCATTTACAAATGCCTCAGTCGGTAATGGCACAGTTATTGCGGAATACCAACGCATTGGAAATCATGTTTTTTGTTATGTGCAATTTACACTTGGTTCAACAAGCACAATTACAGGTGATGTTAATTTCACTTTACCAGTTGGAACAAGCAAGCGCGGTTTATACAACGGCACAGCTTTTTATTTAGATACAGGCGTTGCTGTTTATGGCGGTAATGTGGAAACTTCAGGTGGAAGTGCATACTTTAGAGCAAGCAACACCGCAGCAACTTGGTTAAATCAATCATACATTTTAACGGCAACTCAACCATTTACATGGGGCAATACTGATTACATGGCGGCTTATTTCTATTATGAGGTGGCATAATGACTTTTCAATTTAATCCAATGTTTCCAGATGCAACTAATGAGCAAAAGTGGGAACAAATTAAGTTATGGCGTAATGCCGCACTTGCTGCTTCTGATTGGACAATGCACACAGATGCACCAACTGATAAGGTGAAGTGGGCTGCTTATCGCCAAGCATTGCGCGACTTGCCAGCACAAGGCGGATCAGCCGATGCAGCGGAGTTTCCAGTTGCACCATGAAACCACGATTAAGTAAAGCTGCAATCCAATTAAGGGAGCAGTTCGATGACTCGTTCCCAGATCGTGACCGCACATCGGATGGTTGGATCGGTGATACCCGACACGCTGCTCGCAAGTCTGATCATAATCCAGATGAGCAAGGCTGGGTACGCGCCATTGATGTGGACAAAGACTTGTTCAAGGGTGGCAAGCCCGACATCATGGGAGATCTTGCAGATCAGCTTCGTACCTTATCCAAGTCCAAAGCGGATAAGCGTATTGCTTACATCATTTACGATGGGCGAATCTGCTCACGCATCCTTAACTGGAAATGGCGCAAGTACACAGGGGCTAACAAACACTCTAAGCACATGCATGTCAGCTTTAAAAAAGAAGCTGATAATGATGGGGCTTTTTTTCAAGTATCTATGTTAGGCGGAGAATAATGAAGAACATGAAGCACCCTGCATACCTTGCTGCTGGCGCATTTTTAGCTGCATGGGCATCATCTAATTTTGAAGCAGATTACCGCGCAGTTCTATGGGCTGTGCTATCTGGCGTGTTCGGATATGCGAGTCCTAAAAAGTGAGCCAAACAGATTTCTTTCAGCTTTATATTGCAACGCTCGTTACATTAGGCGGACTGTCAGGCTTTGTCATTACTCATTTATTGGCAGAGATTAAGCGACTCCATGCGCGTGTCGATGAGATCTATAACATACTTCTAGAGCGATAATTTTCCCATGGCAAGAAAAGCAACTAAGGCTCTAGAAGAACAGGGTTACTCGAAGTTAGATGCTTATTGCATTGGGCTTTTTGAATACTTCTGTTCTTTAAAGCGTGCAGGTTTTGCAGAAGATGTTGCCATGTTCATGATTACAGAGCCACAGGCTTACCCGCATTGGATCTTGCCAGACCCTATATTGCCAGAGAAGTTCGGCGATTACGAAGACGATGAGGATGACGATTAAGCGAATAGTCGTAGTCTCGGACTTACAAGTCCCTTACCATGACAGGGTTGCAACCCGTAACCTTGCTAGTTTTATCAAGAAGTTTAAGCCTGATCAAGTAGTAACCATTGGCGATGAGATCGACCTACCCCAGATAAGCAAGTGGGAAGAAGGGCGGATGGGCAGTTATGCTCAAACGCTAGATGATGACCGCAATGAAGCTGTGGACTTGCTCTGGGAGTTAGGCGTAACAGATTGCATCCGTAGTAATCACACAGATCGCCTGTATAACATTATTATGGCTAAGGTGCCAGCATTCGGGGCTTTGCCAGAGTTGCGCTTTGAGAAATTCATGAAGTTTGATGAACTAGGTATTACCTTCCATAAGAACCCAATGCCTATTGCACCTAACTGGATCGCAGTCCATGGAGACCACACACCGATTAAGCCACAGGGGGGCTTATCAGCCCTTGAAGCGGCTCGTAGGCATGGAAAGAATGTCATCTCAGGTCATACCCACAGAGCAGGGCGTTCAGCCTTCTCAGAGGCTTCTGGGGGTCGTATAGGGCGTGTCTTACATGGTGTCGAGGTAGGCAATCTTATGGACTTTAAGCAAGCTGCTTACACTAAAGGTGTGGCTAACTGGCAACAGGCATTCGCCATCATGTATGTGCATGGCAATAAGGTGCAGGTTGATCTAATCAATATCGAGAAGGATGGGACATTTATTGTGTCCGGAAAGTCATACGGACGCGCTCGATAATCGTTATCATTTCGTTATCAGAATGTGCTTGATTCGTCTGACATATCTGTCACACTAATTCTGTAAGCAACCAAGGGCGTTGCTACGGATAGGAAATAAGATGAGCTTTGAAATGCCAATGATTGTGCTGCTTCTAGCAGCTAATGCTTTATGGTACTTGGTCGGTTGGGCTAAGGGCTTCAACGAAGGCAAGCGCGAGGGTCTAATCGTTGCTAAGTCATTTCAGCGAGTGACAACAGATGCGCGCTAATGAAATCTTACTCACAGCCACCGACACGATCCGTGATCGTGGGCTATCATATGGTCACCCTGCGGATAACCTGCAACACACCGCAATGCTGCTCTCAGCATACTTACAAACACCGATACACGACTATCAGGTGGCAGGGATCATGGTCTTGGTTAAACTTGCACGGACTAATCAATCAGCACAACACATCGACAACTGGGTCGATCTCTGCTCTTAT